TCCTCCTGCGGGTGGAGTACCTCCGCCGCTACCTTGGCTGGCCTTTACCAGGTGCGGACGTTCTTCTAAAAACTTCTTGACGCCCTCTGTTAGAGTGATTGCTATTTCGTTACCTACCTGGTCCTTACCTTTCATCTGAGGTGTTCCGTCATCGCTCAAAGTGACCAGTGTTTTTAAAACTTCCTTTGCCTCCGGGTACGCGTTCTGTGCTGCTACTTCTGCGCCCAGGGCATTGTCGATTTTCAAAGACTTGAAAGCGGTGTCTTTCTCTGTTAGTGCCTTGTTAAAGTTGTTCTCTTTTTCCGTCCATCCCTTTTTCAGTTCCTCATAGTTCTTCTGTGATTCCAATTCCTTTTGCTTTAAATCGTCCTGGTTCTTTGCATGCTCATCTTTGAATGTTTTAAGCTCGTCATAATCAGCATACTTGGTTTTTTCCCTGCCCAGGCGTTCTTGCACTACTCTATCAACGTCTGCCTGTGTGAATGTTTTATCGCCACCTGCTCCGCCATCACCTGCTCCGCCTCCTGTGTTCTTTTGATCGTCTGCCATGTTACTCCTCCTTGGTTCCGCCTGAGTTGGCGTTAGGGGTAGCTTTTAGTCCTAAACGGCCAAAGATCCGGCTACCGTCGGTCTTTGTTTGTAGTTTGGTTTCTGCTGTTTCCAGGTCTGTTATCATTTTGTCGAGTTCGTCATCTGCTATCCTGGGGTACTTCTTCTTAATAATTGACTTCTTAATCTCGAGATTGAACGCCTTACCAAGCTGTATCTTTAGTATCTTTTCTGCTTCGTCCAGGTCATCATTCAGGTTTTGTACGGAGAATTCATCCGGGTAAACCACGGATCCGTCAAATTCCTTGCCCTCCCATTTAGCGAATAGCCTCCATATCTTGGCTTCCGCATCTTGTAGGTTGTCTGCCTTATCTGATAGCGCTTGATTCGTTTCGTTGAAGTCGTAGGCCTTGGACACGCCTGATTCTGATACCGCGTTCTGTCCATTAAACTGTGCGCTGCCGCCCTCTAACTTTGCAAGCCTGAACATGGCTGATATCTGTTTCTCTATATGCTCAAACATTACCCGGGCGTTCTCCCCTGGTGGGCTGATAAAGCCTGGGCGCTCTCGCTCATCCGGGTATAGCAAGGCTTTGCTTGTGCCTACGGTTACTTCGTCGTATTCGTCTGCGCTGCCTTGTAGCGTAAGGATAGCGAATGTCTGCTCTCTTAGGACCTGTTTAAGTTCGGAGCATGAGTTGTAAACGTCCCGGGCTATGTATGCTATATCTGCAAGGGCTGATATGCCCATAAAGCTCTTATGCTTCTTGCTCTTTTTATTGACTACACATACGATCGGCACCTGGCCCATGTTGTGGGCTGCTCTGCGCATCTCCTGGCCCTCGCCATTGTATAGGACCCATTCGTTTACGGTCCATAGACGGTAGTTAACCTGGGTCAGGTTCTGTGAATCGTAGTTATACGGATCCTGATTTCCATCACGTTCTTCTCTGACCAATACCCAATAAGGTCTGCCGTAAATGTCGAGGCTCCAGTTGACGATCTGCTGTGGGTGGAATATCGTAAAATATGGAAACACGCTGTTGTCTATTTGGTCCTGCAATGTCCTGATATCCATAGCCGGGTTTGGCTTGTCTATGACTACATAACAGTGTCCATATATCTGTGCCAGGTCTGCCATCTCTTTTCTAAATTCATATATGGAGCTATCCATCCGGTCTATGTTCTCTGTCCGGTACTCTATGAGGTTTTCTATGGAGCCCCAATTCTCTGCAATCGGGTTCTTGAATAAGTGGTTCGTATAGATGTCGACTATCGGTGCGCAGAAGTTGTAATAATAGCTCATGTTCACGCGCTGCTTAAAGTCATCGGTTCGCTCTTTCTTGTACTTGAATAGGTGGGTCTGCTGCGCTATCTTGACCGCTTGTCCACCCGCGTACACCTTGTGGCTCGCATCGATGTACTCGCCTATGTAGTCCTGGCCGCCCTCATAACTGTCCATGAGGAAGTTCCAAAAGCCTACGTTCCTTTTGTATGTCCTATGCGGCTGCTCTATCAGATCCATTATACTCATATTTTATATCCTCAGTCCTGTTATCTCGCCACGCCTTAGTGAAAATTCTTTCTCTACCATATAGCCAAACGCGTCGCTTATATGGCTGAGTGTTAGGTCCCTTGTCTTGTCTATATGTACGGATCCGGCCTTGTATGGCACCTGCTCCAGGTCACGTATCAAATGCTTGCATTTAGGGTTTATCTGTGTAAACCGTTGTCCTTTAGAATTACATATCCTGGCGTTTACCGCGTTTATCCTATCTCGCTCTGCCGGGTTCGATGATGGGACCCGCTTGGTTACACCGTACCTGGATAGTTCATCCTGTATGATTTTCCAGTTAGTGAGGTTAGACGTGGTGCTTCTTGAGTGTCCGGTTGCGTCGCCGTATAGTATAATCCCCGATCGGTGGTTTGGATATCGGGCTTTGAATTCTGTGCAGCACTTCTCGGTGTTAGAGTTCTTGATAAAGATCTCGTCTACTACGCGGATCTCCCTTAGCTTGTCCGGTCTGTCTACAATTTGGGCTATTACCCACGCCATAGGATCTACGTTAAAATCGCAGCATAAGCATATTGGCATGTCCGGGTCGTAGTTCGCTACCTTAAAGGCTAAGTCCCCGGCGCTCTCATTGCGATTAAACGTGTAGTAAACCTGGCCCTCAAATACAATAAATTCGCCCATAAGTTCTTGCTGCATAAACTTCTCGTCATATTGGCTTGCCAGTTCGTCTATGTGTTCCTTTTTTATGTAGCTGTTGGTGTACGTTGGGAATCTTAGGAGTCCGTAGCTGTCCCTGCGGTTGGCTACGAATATGTCGTGTATATCGTCATAACTATTGGGTGATGTGGTTACTATGCCCTTACCGTGGGTTGATAGTACGCGGCCAAGTAGAATATCCCATAGCCCCTTGAAGTCCTTGCACTCCCGGGCCTCATCTACCCAAAACCCGCAAAGGGTGACATTCCTGATCCTGTCCGGCTTCTCTGCGCTGAAACCGTAAACGGTGCGACCGTTCTTTAGCATCATTGTCTTTTTGCTGTCCTGGCATGAGGCTATGAGTGGCCTGGCTGCATACTTAAATTCCTGCCACGTGGTCCTATCAAGCATGTTGTATGTTGGTGCTACTATGCCGTATGATGCGGTTTCATCTGACTTACTATTCCATGCCTGCTTGCTTGCTTCCCTGGCCCCGCTGTAGGTGTTATGTGTAGCAATAAAATTATCTAAAAGAAACAAATGAGATGGGTGATCTATCGAAATGTCTACGCATTTTTGCATGCCCAAACTTTTTACTGTTTCTATATACACTTTATCTGAACACTGGGCTATTCTTGGTCTTACTGATTCTGCTTTGCGTTTTATTCTTAAGTTTAATTTATCGCTTTTCCAATGTAACCGATAATATATCCTTGTTTCCCCATTATAGTTAACTGGCTTATTTCTAATTCTTGTCCTGATACCAAGCCCACGCAAAATAAACTGTATTCCTTTTATCAGCTCTCTTGAAGCAAGAGTAATTTCAATATGCCCTCTGTCGTCAACATGCCCATCAGTATCGATCAGCCCGCTTAACAGTTCTATCCTGTTTTCTTCTGTGCTTGTTAAATATTGATGCGGTATAAATTTTGTGTGAGAATTAGTTCCTATGAGATTTAGACTTCTTAATTCAGACACAAGCCAATTGTAACCGTAACCGTTCTTATCTCTTTCTCTGGATACTAATCCATAATCGTATTTGCTTCTATACACTACTTCTAATCTGCTCAAATCCCTACAAGCATCAAGGATTTCGTTATCTGCTGTTGATATGCTGACACAGCTTTGTGAAATACACCCATCTCCCAATATCACGCCGAGAAGATAGGGATGTATTTTGAGTTGCTCGCTTTTAGTAAATTCTACAGATCGAGAGCTCAACAAATATAAATAGTTGTTGCTTCTTTCAGCTATATGGCTTATAGGGTGTTCTTCAATCTTTTCTCGCTTATTATTCCAACAAGGGAAAGCGTGATCTGTAGAGCACTCAATTGTAGAGCCATCAGACAATACATATAAGGCTGTTTCTTTTATTGTTTCCTCTACTGATATGACTTTAGTTGAAGCACAGTTGCCACTATCAAAAGCCATTATGTTATCTCCTACAATTATATCCCCTGCTTTTTTAGTTTCTCCGTTATCAAGCAAGACTTCCTGATTAAGCGAGAGGCACTTGCCTCCACGGATCCCACAAATCATTGCCACAAAACGATAGAGCTTCTCTACTGCGTAATGGAACGCTTGCTGTCCATCGTGTGGCTTGTATTTCTTTAGCTGTATCATTGTAGGTACTTCTCCGCGTTGATCTTGGCTTTTGGTTCATCTACTATGATGCTTAACTGTTCACCGATCCATTCTTCCGGTGATTGCTGCGGTTCTGCTACTTTGCCCTCTGTACGATCGAGTATGAGTTTTGCTGCCTTTATGCTTCCGCTCATTGCCTCTTTCGCGAGTCTTAAGCCTATGATCTCTGATACCGTCTTTTTGCAGAGCTCGTTGCTTACTGGGTCTTTTACCTGGAGCTCCATTTCAAGGATCTTCTTGATCCGGGTCGTTATATTGATCACGCCCTTGGGCCTACCTGCTGGATTGCCTGATTGGCCTTGTTCAAATTGTGTATCTTTATTAGGAAAATCACCCATTATACCTGTTCCTTACCTGTTTTGACTACGCTTCCTGACACTTCTGGCTTAAATGGCATTAGGTTTCTTTCTTAAACTTTTTATGGCAGTGCGGGCACTCTATTTCTTTGTGATAATAATCGAGCCTGCCTGGTTCCTCCGCTTCTTCTTGATCAAAGCCTGCTG